GTCTTGGAACGCTTTTATAGTTTTGGAAATTTGTTGATTAGGGTGCAGCTTACCCGCTGCCAACCGTGAGTTTATCTCACGTTTTCAGGATTGAAAACTCTCGGGGTTGCCGCTGCGCTGGGTGAATAAACACTGCGCGTCCGTATCAAACGGAGCGGTTCCCATGAAGGAAAAATGTATGCAGAGAAAGGAAATGTAGAATAATAATGCGAAAAGCTATTGATAGGAAATGCGAGATTCATGTTCAGTGCGGAACGGCTAGAGTGCCGTGGCTAGACAGATGCAACGAAGTCGCCTACTTCGAGGGAGCCGCTGAAGGCTCATATTGCACGATCACACCCGGTGACGACACACTGCCACGGAGATCCTTGAATCCACGGGCGCGCGCCAGTCTCATGAGTGTTTCACTGAGGTGCAAGTCCTCAATGTCATCGAGGTCAGCTTTCTGCTCCTCGAGAATTCGTGATGGGACGGCACTGCATACCTCATGGCAGCCGATAGGTCGTCCCTTACACGCCGGTCCAATATCCAGGGCTGGCGGCGGGTTCCCAGACATAAATGCCTCGAAACGTTTCATCCTGTCTTCCAACCCCACCGGTGCCTCTGCGGCAACAAGAGTCGATGGAAGGAGACTGATGAAGATATCCCCATACGCGGTACCAGTAATGGAACCCGTTCCCCACGTGATCGTACCACCAGTAGCACTAATGCTGACTGTCGCGAACTGACACAGATCATACGGAGCACCTCCAGTGTTCGCGTAGCTGTAGAAGTTCGACGTGGTGTCGAATCCCGTGGAGGAGGAGCACAGGCTGAGACCCGTGCATCCTGCTGAGAATGAAAACCCTCCCAACACCCCGGAAGACCCAGTCGTGGCGACTCCGAGAAAGAGAGAGTAGTTACCTGCAACACCCGCAGGAAACACCAACGTTTGAAGTGTCGGTGTTCGTAGTCCGCCCAAGGACGGGGTGTAGCCAGGCATCAAGCCAGCGCCGGTCAGTAAGCCAGATGTGACTGGCTGAATCTGAATGTGGGCAGCGGTGGCGAAGACCGATGATGAGAGCAGAATTGGCTCTCTCGCAATACATCGGTATCGAACCCGCAGCTCTCCAATAGCTGCGTTCGAAGCACATCCGGAGGTCGAGACATAGAAGTTCGCAACATCGTACGTCTTCAAGTCAGTTCCCACGGCCTGTGGACCAATTCTCACGAAACGAGCCAAACTCTTCTTCAACATCAACGGATCAGCACGGATCGATGCGAAGGGAGTGCACGGCATGAAATCCACGTGCGAGTAGGTGTCCTCCACCTGCTGCTTGGTCGTTGGCGCCGGGTCAGTGGCGTCGTAGTCGAACGAAAAGATGACTTTACCGGTCTGTCCATTCGTCGCGTACTCTGAGACTTCCCTCTTGTAATAAAACTCGAGGTGCGTAAACTCGTACTCCTCGTACAAGCTAAACAGCTTACTCGCCCATGGGAAAGTGGCTGCCTGGCCAGGGTTGACGGGGTACCCGGTGGACACGAAAGCCACGCTTCCGAAAATCTCACCAATGTACTCATCCTCCTCGATGACCTGTCTCTTGCGGTTGGTGCTGCCACTTGGGCCAGCACTGAGACCCAGACGGCCGGTATCCGGCATTCTGGAACGCTTCTGGAGTCGGTTTCCCACAGCCGCACGCTGCAGGACCGGCCGCATGGCAGCAGCTACTTTCGCTGCGACCTTGCGGACTTGATCCTTACCCTTCCCGATGGGCGCCTTGCGCTTCTGCATCGGAAGCTCGCCTGCTAGCAGGAACGAGGGAAGGTGAAAGGTGGGATATGGCTGGGTGATAGTAGCCAGAGCAAAGGGAACAACCGGACTGGAATCCTGCGGCTAGGCAGGAAGCTCAGTTCCGGGGTTTAACGCGGCAAGAATGTGCCGAGTTAGGACTACCCTCCGTCGCCGTGGCGATGGGTACGCACGCGGCGCGGAGGGAGTCTCCCATACTTAGCGCCTTGGCGCTCAATCTACTCCTCAGAAACAGTGCATGCAAAGCAATGAGCACTGACCACGGCCTTGGAACCGGGTGGGTCTTTAGTAGTTCGTGTTAGCTAGACACTTACATACTCGGAGTAGAATTAATTAGACAGATAGGAGCAAGCTCACTTGTCTGAATGGATACACAGGTCACAAACGCCTAACCGAAGGTCATGGCGTAGTGATTGACCTCAGAGGTCATCTCGACACAGGAGTCCATAGACTCCTGATACGGACCGCGTGACTCACACTTGCACGGTCGCTTTTTGCAGCGACGGCATAGCGGAGAGCAACAAGAACGATCGCCCAAAAGCGATTTCGTCTCATTGTACGTCAGGTCGTCCAACTCTGGTGTTTCTTCCACCAGTGGGTCGAGTGTGAAGACGCCGTGGGGATCACCACGTACGCCATCGATGACCGCGGCCTTAATCAGAGGCTCGTAGTCAACGATACAGGGAAGGCTTTGAACCTTAGCTAGGAGTTTCTCATACTCCTGCTCATGCACCCTGGTGAGCCCATACACAACCTCCAACATATGGTAGGTTTCTGGGCAGGCCTCATGTTTCTCAGAGGCGTGCGCATTGTGTAGGTGTGTGCGTTTCATTTCGGAAGTTCGAGTCGTCTGCAGTCCGTGGGTCAGCGCATGCATACGCTTCCACATCGGACCAAGGAAGGGAATGAAACTATTGTCATTCAACCTACCAATTGCATCGGACCGGACCAAAGTCCTAATGTCGACACCAACGGGGGCATTCACATACCATCCCGATTTCACGTGTCCACGGCCCACACCAGGACCGAGAACCAATTTCCCCCCGTCCACCGGCCAGAACCGAGATGAACAGAAGGACGCCTTATACTTGGCGTCGTGCCCCATGTGCTTCTTTGGCTCGAGCTCCAATCCCAGCTTCAGGAGGAGCGCAGCGAGCGGCACTTGGTCGACAAACTCAGACATTCCGATCAAGAGATTGTCGTCACCCAACACTGGTAGCGACAGCTTATGCTTCATCACTATCTCCAGGTAGGTTGGCAGCACATCACTCTTTGTCCTGGAAGCGTCAAAGAACGCACAACAGAAGATGATGGCAAGGCCCTGCAGGACGGAATTACCGCAGGAAGTGTTGTGGTCGCCACTATGGCGGCCTCCGTCGACGGAGTACTTGTTTCCCCACTTGTCTCGGCCAAACGTGCCGATAGCAGCGATGAACGCTGCATACTCTCTATCTGAACACCCAGTGTGCTTATAGATGAGAGCCTCAAGGATGAGGAGTCTCCGGTGGATGGTTGAGTCGAACCGAGCGAAATCGCCTTCGAGGATGCCCAGTTGGCCCTCGAGAGCTTCGGTGGCCTTTTTGTAGGCCGCACCGATCTCTTCAGCGGTCGATCCCGATGTATACATCAGGCCACCCCCATTGCTGACAGCCCACGCTTGTGCCAGGCGCTTGGAAAACGCCTTGCACCACGGACCGACAGCCACATTCCGAAGCGCGGATCCACTTTGGATTCCTCGCGGTGCCAGCTTCTCAACGCCAGCTTCGGTAGATTTCATCACACCCTCGATCTTCGTAAAACAGCCTCGCATATCAACGAGCCGCTCATTATAGTCACCCAGATTCAGCCATTGGAGGGCCTTCACGTGGAGTGCTTGTTGAGCGGGTGGGTAGTTCTCGTTCCACTCACGAAACGGAATAGCCTTCACACTGTCCTTACAGAGTCCCATCTCGTCCAAGTTCTTCAGGACCCAGCCCTGGAACAAGTCGAAAAGCTCATCATCTACTAGGCCTTTGCCAGCCGGACCACGCTTGATGATCCGTTCCGCTATCGCAGAAAGTGAGGAGTGGGAGCTGTTACTAGGAACAACTGGTATGGATGAGGTGGACACAATGCCACCTGGACGTAACGGACCCTTATCGGGCTTTTCACGATTTTCCGTCGGATCGACAACCTGAAGGGTCGCCGACGGATCGTGCCGTTCGGGGTCCATCAATTCCTCAATCGGCACAATAGGATCAGTGGCCGGGAGGTTGATGGGGTTACCGCCGGGAACAATTCCCCCGGGCGGCAGGTGTAGCACTCTCGTAGTGCCCGGTCCAGAGGATCTATCCGCATAGTACTCTGGGAACGCCGCTGAGCTCGCCGTCTGGACGTGCTGAGGGGCGTAGAACTGCGCTCTTGCTGTGAGGCAGCCACCGGCGGCCGCCGCGGCAGCGGCAGCCGTAGCACCAGCGTAGATCAGGGCCGCGGTTCCGAAGAGACCCGCCACTGCTGCGCCAGTTCCAACACCGACAACGCCCAATACGACGCTGACGATGGAGGCATTCTGCCAAGTCCAAACCATCTTGAACTTGTGGGCCAGCGCATCACGGTGAACCGCAATGGTGGGCAGAAGAGGATTCACCACTCCATGTAAAACACTCGTCTCAAAGGCCACGTTCTTCGTGAAACCTAGAGCGGCGGATGCAAACATGGTGGAGTCAAGAACACCGGCCGGCACATTGTAGGCACGGCACTTGTTGCGCAAAAACGCGAGCAAGTTCTTGAAGTTGTCGGCTGAACGATCACGTCCCACGCTCCACAACGAGGCCTCTGACACGAGACCCTTGGGGCAATGGAGATAGATGTTCGCCGACGCCTGGTATACGATGACACTTGGGCCCCACGAGAACACTTTGGTTCCAGGAAGCGACAGGATGTCTCCAGGCACATTGATTTTCCCCAGTTCATTGAGAACGCCTGCCATCGACACATCGCCGTAATACGAC